TTAATGGAGTAGGTACTTCCTCAACTCCTGCTACGAGCTTTGCTATTGCCTTGGATGAAACTTCTGCAGAATATCCCATCTGTTCCATCACCTTCGGGAATCGTTCTATTGTGTCAAAACGAGTTATTGCGTCGCTCATCTGCTCCGAGATAACACTTGATACCTTAGCGAATGCTTGTTGTGCAACGCCACTTATAATGCCTAATTTAGCCGCGAATGCTGTTGAAAAGTTATTGCCTACGTCTGCGCCACTTGATTCGCCAACTCCAGCTAGCTCGGAGCGTATAGAAGAGGTCATCCCCTTCATTGTAGGTTTTATTTGTATCCACGCTGTTCCTAGAGATGTTCCAGCCATGCTTGCCTTTCGGTTATTTATTCCCCGCATTCACCGCAAGCGTGGCGTATATGTTATAATAATTATATCATACAAGTAACCGTAGGAGAGTTAAAATGTCAATCAATCCAAAATGTCCAAATTGTGGGAGCAAAGATGTACAGTTGACCACTGAAATGAGCAAACATAGCGTATTATGGTTTGTTTTGTTTGGGTGGCTCTGGCTTTTATGGTGGCTATTCAAGGCCATGATAGCGCTTTATGTGCTCATTCTATTTGATTGGTGGTACGCAATAATCAAGAAAAGTCAGAACAAAGGCTATGTTTGGATCAGTAAACGCATAATGCAAAATAGGTCAAAAACCTATCATTGTAATAAATGTAAGAAAAATTTTAGAGGTTAGAGAAATTTCGCCAACCAACCTGGCTCCCTCTTTAGCACGGCAGTAGTTCTTGCATCGTTGGTAACAATTCTGAATGTTGTTCTGCTACGTTTACTATTTGTATCCACTTTTTTCACGATGAAGTTGCCTTCAAAACCAAAATGCTGTAGAAACTCAGCTTTTACCTGCCCAAGCTTCTGTGACATTATTTGTTCTTCTATATTAGAGATCGCCTGCCCTTTCATTATTTCTCTTAGGCCAGGTTCATTGTAGTAGATGCCTATTTTGCCCATCTTTCAATAACTCCTCAATGCTTTTTACTTGATTATTCCTTTTTGTGAATATCTCTGCCAAATCTTTTTGCTTAGCCTTCATGTCTTCCTTTGTTTGCTCTTTTGTGTTTTTCTTAGCTTTTTTAACATAATCTGGCTGCATAAGCTCTGGTGGCTGTATTTTCTTTGATCCTTTTTTTCTATTCGCATTAGCATACATCACCATAAACATATCTATTGCTTGCAGTATCTGGGACTGAATCTCCTTATCCCAGTTCCAATCTTTGAACGGCGAGTATTTCTGCACAAAACGTGATTCTGGTGGCAGATTCAATAATAACCGTGCGTATCTCTGAAAACCAAGCAAACTAACATCTAAGTTATAGAATTGTTGGAAGTCGGCTTCAATTATTCCGAAATCTGCCAGGAATGCTTCTGCGCACGGTTGCCAGCTTTTGGGAAGGCGTCACCAATCTTCCCTACTATCTCTAACAGTGATTCTTGAGAGAAATAACCCTTTTCGTCAATAATATGTTTCTCAACCTTCTTATATACTTTTTCGCCACCTACCACTGCGAATATCATAGAGATAAACTCTGGCAAATCGTTCTTCCTTTGCGCTTCGGCTATATCTTGGATAAAATTAAAATCATCTAATAATTGTTCATTAACTTCAACCTCGTACTTGTCCCAAAGTTCTATTTTCTTTGCCATGTGGCCTCCTTATAAGAATGAACCGCATTTACCGGAAGCGTGCCGTGACTAATATTGCCATTATTATAGCATGAAAAACCCACTGTTTTTTGTGCAGTGGGTTATTCATTCGGTACTAAGACTCGTCGCTTTCAGGCGCAGTCCAGAAGTCATCATGATAGACTTGCTTACCACTAATTGCTTGTGAAGCAAATTTGAAGGCAGTGATAGTAACTGGGAAGGTTACTGGGTCACTGTTATTGTAAGTTTGGTCGCCAGAACGGTCCGTAATTTGGCAATCTCCGTAAACAATGCGATGATAGCGTGGATTTGCGCTTCCATTGTTTTGGATAGTATCAATTACTATGATGCCACGTGGTAATTGCTCGCCAGTTGTTCCTGACTTAATAGCACCATCAGACCCAATAGTCACATTCTCTGAGCCTCTCATATACTGCAAAACTGCAGGACGAATAGTCTCAAGAAGGTTATAAGTTACTGTCTCATTGAAGTCAGTTTGGCTTACCATTACGTTCTCTGGCCCCCAGGCCTTAATCATGTCAGTTTCTTCTGATGTCGTTAATGTAACGCCATCTTCAGTAACATAGCCAAGATTAACATATGCACTAGGAAGAGAAGTAGCTGCGTCAGTAGGCAACGTAGAACCAGCAGGAGCATAATAAATAGCCCCGCCAACTTTCGGACGACCAATCGTGATGTTATCTTTGTTGTTCATCTTACATTCCTTAGTTAAAGTTTATATTTTCCCCAGTACAACGTAGGTATTGCATAAACGCTGTACTGGGGATATTGACTAAGATTCACTCTCGTCGCTAGAAGCAACAACAGCAAATGCAGTTGGATCAAGTACACGGAATCCGAACTTGAGCTCCATGCGAATGCAGACCTGGTTCACATTCTGAAGGTCAGCAGTGCCACCATCAGGATTACCGTACTCAATGACTTTCCAGTCAGCAGCACCAGCAAAACCGAGATAGAGTTTGCTCCAGTCACCGATAATGAGCTCAGTGCCGTTCGCAGCTACTTCAGGAGTAGAAGCGGCGCGCTTGCCAGCAATTGTGCCACCAGTTAAACCAAATACACCAAGTCCAGGATATTTCTTCTCATATCCTTCAGTGATGGTAGCGAGTTTAGCAGCTGCAGCAGGTGCGATAGCAACACCAGTGATGTCTTGGCCATTAAGAGCCTCAACAGCAGTGCCGAAGTCGGTATCTATAGCGGCAGCAGTGGTACCAGTCGCAGGGACTGCGATGCTAGAACCAGTCTTGGTTAGATAGTCGCTTAGGTTAGTATCAAGAGTGTTAGTGTTCGGATCAATACCGTGAAGAACAACAGTATCAATGTCGCGTGGAAGGCTCTTGCGAGTCCAATCGGCAACCAAGCGAGAAACGAAGTCACCTTGTCTTTCGCGATCCCACATCATAAACTCATCAGTTACTCTCTGAGAGTAGACGAGTTTTACAGTGGTAAATGGTTTTGGGATAACCTGGCGTCCATTGTCAGGTTTAACACCACCTTCGTGGACTAAAGCGCCTTTAGCACGACCACTCATTACTAGAGGAACATTTTGTCCTACGTTAATAGATGGAGTCTCATCAACAAGCGACAAAACAGCACCACGAGCTTCGCCCTCGGTGAAAATCTTGTCAATTGCTGTAGAGATATCAAGAGAATGCAGATCAGTTACTGCCATAATGAATCTCCTTTGTAAAGTTAATTGCTATATATTGACCACTATTCCGGTCTGTTTTTGCAACTTACTTACAGATGGTTCGCTTTGCTTTTCAACGGATATTGCACCGTTCGTAGCAAAGCTACTCTTAAGCGTATCAGCCTTAGCTCGCATATCTTCATCGGTGCCATCTCCCAAGAATTGCTCGGTTTCAGGCTTAAAACCATACTCAGCGGCAATGGTCTTACGACGTAAAGCGATATCTAATTGCCTTACCTTTGATTCTGACTCTTCCAGCTTTGATTTGTACTCTACTTCCAGCTCTTGCCTTGCTTCGCCTTTGATAGTTTCAAGTGCAGTACTTCGCACTTCATCTTCAATCTCGGAGCGAATCTTTTCTTTAGCCTTCGCTAGCTTAGACGATACAATATCGCCAGATTTTTGGCGAAATAGGTCATCAACATCCTTATCAGCATCAATGAATTCGCCTTCGTCATTCTGTTTGTAAAAAGTCGCCATCCTTTTTTACCTCCGTAAAAGTTTAACGTTACCTATATTATAGCACTTTTCCACATACTTTTCCACAGATTTTTCCACATACTTTTCCACAGGAAGGTGATACAATGAAAACAGGAGGGAGTACATTATGAAACTGACTATGCGTTTTGCTGGATTAGAAGCCAGCACGTTGCTCGCTTTAGAGACGGAACTCAAGAAATATAATGCCAAACTCACTACCAAAGATGGTGATACAACAATTATCGTTGATGTAAATCAACAAGAATATGCTTCTGTACTCTTACTTGTTTCCTGTTTTGGACCATATGAGCTGACGTTACGTCAGTAAAAGCCCCGAAGTGGGGCTTTTTTTACTGATGTTAGATAGTATTACAAAGATGCCTGATTAGCCGAAGCAATAACTGAATCTATTTCTTCAGAGGTCAAACCAAGATTTCTCCACAGAGTGCGAGATTGAACAATGTTCGGGGCTTGTTGAGCAATCTTTATCAGTCCATCACCGAACTTGCTTACATCTTGTCTATAGACAGATAGGAATACTGGCTTTATGGCATCTATTTTGGCCATTAGGTTATTATCGAGAACCCTTACATTATTTTCGTACATCCAAAGTGTAACTGCAAAGTATTTTAGTTGTTCTGCGAGCTCATTCTGCCATGAGAGAATGTCATCTCGTAGATCGTCGTTGATTATCTCTAAGGCCTCAGTAGATTGTGGTGCGTCCGAGCTAATACCTAGATTGACTAGACTAAGTTTGGTGTCTGAACAGAAATTGCGCGCAGCTGCGAGTATGGTATCAGTGAATGGTGCCATAGCGTGCTGGGCAAATTCACCAATTTGTGGGATTTGGCCATTATCATTTGGCCCAATCTTCAAAACATCGCCGGTCTGGCTCTCTACTTTGTCAACGGCCGTGTTGCTATCAGCGCCCAAAATTACATCAACTTTGGTGTTGTAATGGTAGGCGGCAATCATAGCTTGTCGTATAGTACGTGAAGCGTCAACGATTGCGCTTCTAGCAGCCTTTGTTAGCACGGATTGTCCGAATGGTCGCTTAGCAGTAGATTTATGCGTTAAAAGCCCGATTAGAGGCCTTCCAGTGCCATTTAATGCTATGGTGGTGGTGTCGGTGTCGTTTTCGTGCGCTATTGTACGATCTGGCAAATATTCCACGTAAGCGTCTGGTACATCTTTGCCGTTGTAGCTCTTTTTTGTTGTAGACCTAAAAACTGCAATTCCCTTTTCGAGATTTTGGTCAAACCAACTGAATGTACCTGTGGCCTCTTCTGCCGTGAACGGATAGACACGGTTGTTATTAACTGCCAAAAATCCACATCCACAAACTAAAACGTCGTCTTTTATCTTGTCAAAAGCTTCCTTGACCTTGTATTTTGCAAAAATCTCATTTAATCCCAAGGTGTCGTTTTCAAAACGGTCAAACTTCGTCTTATTGGCTCTTATTTCTACGGCTCTTCTCCCCCAACCAACCTGTTGTTTAGGGATTCTTCTAGCCATATTACCTTTTGAATAGTCTTCATACTCGTAGTCACCGAAGTAAAAACTATATTTTGTTTTAGAGCTATTTAGTTTGTTTCTTATTCCGTCCCAATCCATTATCTTACTCCTCTCAATAAACCTATCTTTAAGCTACCAGACACAGAGTCAAGACCTAATAGTTTTAATTCTCTATCCTTGAAGAATAGCGTTGATGAAACATTACCTGAGAAACTCATAGACTCTGAGTAAGGTGTTGCACTTTGGCTCCATGAACTTGCGTCTGGCATCATATCTACTGGTGAAGCTATCGCACGCTGTACAGATGACATTACTACCATCTTCACGTTTGCTTCATATACTCCAGTTGGATCAGCATTGATATTGTCGTCTATATCTTTTCCGTTATTGTAAGCTATTTGTCGTAGATAATTGCTAGATTGGAGCAAGAGTACTTCTGCTCTAGCCTGCTCGTCTGGCGTAAGTATCTTCCATGAGTCCATCAACTCATCTACGCTGGCGAAACTATTGCTTGCTGTTTGTTCCATCTTTTTTCGCTCCTTTCTTCGTTGTTTTCTGTTTTTTCGATTTACTCTTAGTTTTCTTCGGTGCAGGTTCTTCTTCGTCTTTTACTTCTTCTATTTCATACTCTACGGTTGGCTCTCCGACTTTGATATCGTCATCTTTGACTTCCTCAAATATGTTTTCTGCATATAGTGTGCCTTCAAGTACTTCAAAGGTTTGCCCGGTTTTTTTATTGCGAATTATCATATTAGCTCCTTTCTCATAATGCTATTATTCGCTCTGCTATCGCATACCTATTCCATCGCGTTGGAGTATTCCCATCCATCTGCGCTACTGTCGTCCCCACAACGTGCCAATCGTAGCCACCATAGCTAACAAAAGCTCCGTTGACATCGTGTGTGTCTGTTTTCGGTAGATGAATAAGAATCTGTGGTCTTGGCATATTTGGAGTACCATTATTGGCTACTAGACAATCTTTAATAGTGAATGTCTCTAGCCCATCTGCTGTCGGGTGATTCTTGAATGTGATTTCTATACCAATCATTTTCGTGCCTTTCTATAATTAGTTAAAACTCCGTTTCGCGAGTTGTACCCACTCACGATAAATAGACAATCGCAGTTGTCGTGCCTGGCAAATAGTTCTCCACTTGGATGCGTGAATGTACCAGTCCTGGCCACGCACCAACCACAAGTCTCACCTACTATCCTTCTCGTGAGTGTAGGCACCTTGCCTAAAGAAATACCATTGTCAAACGCTTCCTTTTGAGCATCTCCAAGTACAGAATCAAAGAACCCTTTTACAATCTCTTTATTCTCACGTCCTAGATTGTAGTTTTGCACTAATTTTGCCGATAGACGTTCAATTTGGTCTTCTGGGTTCTGGAATCCTAAGCTACTTATCGCTTCGCTATCAAAAAGCACACTATTGTCAGTGAACATTTTTGCGAAGAATTCCCTTCCTACAATCTGAAAAGCTTTTGTGAGACGAGCGCGCTTGTCTGCTGGTGAAATGTCTAACGAGAGTATATAGTTCACTACCTCGGCCATTTGTTTGCTTATATCTGTTGCTACCTGTGAGAAGTTCATGCGTTGCTCCTAACGAATCCCCACCTATGCAGTTCGTCTAACACTCCCTGTGTAAGAGAAGATATTTCCTGTTCTTGCTCTGGTTGGAGCTCGTCAAAACTAGCGTCTTGTAGCGCCTTCAGAGACTCTATTTCTTCGGAAGCTTTAGAAACTGACCAGTCATCGGTATTAGAGAGCCTAATTCCCTTCCGTCCAGCCAAGTCTGCAAGATAATCACGCTGATTTTCGGTCATATTGACTCCAATTAGTTTACTAGCCGCCTAATGACCGCAAGCGTGACGTTTTGTTGATTTTATTATACCATATTTTGAAAATCCGTTTTTTTTGTTCCCTGAAAATCGGCCCA